ACCGCCTACATGTCGTTCATGTACGATTCGTGGAGCGTTATGTCTCTGGCAAAGTGGCTTGCAGCTCAGGACCCCGTTGGGGCTATGACCTCGCAGCTTAGCGGCTACTGGGATATGAACACATGCACGCGTCTTATCAACACGCTTCTTGGCGTATACGCCGACAACGTTGCGAATGACAACGGAGACATGGTGAAGGACATCTCCATTGATACTACGGCTGAGGTTACGGACGCGAATCGCATCAACGCCGAGGCAGTGCTTGACGCATTCCAGACTCTTGGAGATGCAAAGAAGCTCCTGACGGCGATTGCGGTTCCGAGTGCGGTTCATACTCAGATGCAGAAGCTGAATCTCATTGATACGGTTCCGAACAGCGAGCAGAATATCGGATTTGGCACGTATCTCCAGAAGACGCTCATTGTTGATGATGCCATTCCGACGATTACCGGAACGAACCACAATTCGTATCTGTGTATGCTGTTTGGGCGCGGTGCTCTTGGCCTCGTGAATCAGATGCCCGACAAGGCGTTCGAAGTTTATCGTGCGCCCTATAGCGGCAATGGCGGTGGCGAGGATATTTTCTATTCTCGCGTTAACCAGTGCATCCATCCATATGGATTCTCGTTCACGGAAAATACCATTACTGGCGATTCTCCGACGAACGACGACCTGAAGATCGCTGCAAACTGGGACCGTAAGGTTGCCCGCAAGCTCATCCCGCTTGCATTCCTGAAGGTCAACGCCTAACTTACTTGTGGCTGGCGTGAAATACCGCCAGCCACATTAACCATTTACAGGAGACAATCCTATGGCACTTCAAAGAGGCAAGAACGGGACCACTAGTATCAATGCTGAATTGGAAAGCGTTGTTGCTACGCTTCAGCCCGTTGCCGGAAACACATTCACGAGGGCAACGCTTCCTGACGCCGACGAAAACGACGGAAGAATCGTTTGCCTGTCTGACTCTACTGAAGCTGTAGCCGCCACGTATTCGACTACTCTTACTGGCGAAAACAACGACATCACGCTGACGGCTAAAACGGCTGGCGTTGCTGGCAACTCTATCACGATTGCGCTGGTTGACCCATCTGAAGCCAGTCAGTCGCTGTCAATCGACGTTACCGGAACCGACATCGTGGTCAACCTTGCAACCGATGCCGAGTCTGCAATTACGACTACTGCATCGCTGTTGATTGCCGCAATCAATGCCGACGCTGAGGCTAGCGCACTGGTTACGGCTGCACTCAAGGGGACTGATACCGGAGCCGGCGTTGTCACCGCGCTTGCAAAACAGTCGCTTGCGAGCGGAGCCGACGCTGTTGCTGGCCCCGTGTTTTCTACTGGTGCAGGCTGGTTCAAGCTGACGCTCGGAACCGAAATCTCTTAACAACTCCACCCACCTTGGCATATGGCTCTCGTAATCGAAGACGGAACAGGCAAAAGCGACGCAACCTCCTACGTCACTGTTGCTGAAGCGAGGGCCTATGCCTTGGCGAGGGGTGTAACACTGTCGGCGGTTGATGCCGAAGTTGAAGTTCTCATCCTGAAGACGATGGACTACATCGAGTCCTATCGAGAACGCTTCAAGGGATGGAAGAAAACCAAGGAGCAAGCCCTCCAGTGGCCCCGCTACGACGTTTACATCGACGGATGGTATCAGGAGTCGGAAGACATCCCGCAGTTGCTTAAAAACGCTGTCTGCCAAGCCGTGATGGAAGTCAACAACGGCACTGACCCTATGCCGACGGGAACTGGCAACGCCGTAATCAGCGAAAAAGTTGACGTAATCGAGGTTGAATACGCCGCCGCTACAAGCTCCGCGCCATCCCCCGTCATGCGAAAAGTCAACGCCCTTCTGAACCCACTGCTCTCTGGCGGTGGAAGCTACGTTTTCAGGTCATAAATGAACTACGACGCCCTCAGTGATTTGTCGGATAGAATGGTGCGGGAATACGGGCAAGCGTTCACATTCTCGCGCAAGGCATCGGTTACCGACCCGCTGACGAACATCACGACGGTAACGACCACTACGGGAACGTTTGTAGCGCTGGCGCTGGACTTCTCTGCATGGGACACGGCGAACCGGAAAGAACTGATTGGCAAGGAAAGCAAAAGGCTGCTGGCCTCGTCTGCATCGTTTTCGATTACGCCGTCTGGAAACGACACCGTGACATACAACGGAAAAACCTTTACCATTGCCCGCATCAAGGAACTCAATCCAGCTGGCACATCACTGCTCTACGAACTGGCAATCACGCGATGACCTTTGAGGATACAGTCAAGCAGTTCGCGGAACAGACCATGCGTGATGCTGAAAAGGCCGCTACGAACGTCGTGGTGGCCGTAGGAGACACTTTGATTAACAGGACGCCAGTTGGTGAGCCCTCGCTGTGGGCGACGCCCAGGCTGGCGCAGCACGCGATTGAGCACGGTTACGTCGGCGGTCACATGAAGGCTAACTGGCAGACGCAGATAGGAACGCCCATCAACGAAGAAATTACAGACAACGGCAAGCCCTACGCAGGGCCAGCCGATGTATCCGGCGCACTGGCGAAATCGAATCTACGGGAGAATGCCGGAACCAGCGACAGAACAGTTTTCATAACGAACAACGTGCCGTATGCCGAAGCAATCGAGGACGGATGGTCTACGCAGGCGCAGACGGGTATTGTAGGGCCCGTGGTTGACGACTTCGACAGCATAGCGGCCAAGGCGATAGCGGAGGTGGTGAAATGAGCACGCTTTACAATGCCAAGATGGCCCTGCAACGGGCGTTCTACCTGCCGACTCCACTGCTGTCTTGCGACGTGGCATTGGAGAACGTAGAATACACCCCGCAGGCTGATACGAAATACGCCAAGCTGACGTTCTCGCCGGAGGCTACCGAACCGCTGACTATGGGCATAGACGGCGACGACTTGGTAAAAGGGTATTTCTACATCGAGCTGTTCTACCCAAAGAACACTGGCGACGCGCAAGCCTGCACTGACTTCGAGATAATCAGGGCGCGTTACCGCTCTGGGGTGTCGTTCACATACAATGGAACTGTAGCAACAATTATTGCTTGCAGTCGAACGCAGGGCAGTATAGTCGATGAGACATATTACAGGATTCGCGTAAACATTTTCTTTCACACTCGGACAAGCAGACAGTAGGAGATACACGCTATGGCAACGCTGGCAAACAAATCATTTTGGCTGATTGATGAATCCACCTATGGCGCTACGCCAACGACCGGAACGGCGACGCGCATTCGTGGAACCGAAGCACTTCAGGTAGATGGCGAGACCGCAGAGAGTGAAGAGGTTACGCCGAATCGTCGTGCGCCGTACAGTCGCTCGGCAGGGCGAAGTGTATCCGGAGACATCGGTTCCGAGCTCCGATATGGCGCAGACATCATGATGCTGCTTGAACGCCAGTGTTGCGGGACGGCCACGGCGATTACGATGTCGGCATCGACGCTGAGTGTTACGGCATCGACGCGCACGATTACCGACAGCGCGGCGGGCATCGACACGAGCAAGTTCAGGGCTGGGCGTGTGATTTCCATTACCGGATTTACGACCGAGGGGAACAACGTCACCAATGCCGTTATTTCTTCGGTTACTTCTAGTACGATTGTGCTTACGGCTGCTACGACTACCCTGGCGGATGAAGCAGAGGGAGACTCCGTTACGATTACGTCTACGACGAAGCGACTGCTTCCGGGTGTGACCCGCAAGGCATGTTCACTTATTCGCGACCAGTCCGACATCACGACCGGACGATACATGACCTTCCACGGCGTTCAGTTGAACGACCTGAATTACGAAATGGCCCCCAAGGCATTCAATAAGTTCACGATTTCTTGCGTTGGCCTCGATGGCGACGTTTCCGATTCCGCGCCGACTGGCGTAACGCTTGGCGAGGCCACTACCTATGAGCCTATGAATGCCATAGAATCCACCGTTTCCATTGACGGAACCGCAGTTGGCTCGTGCACTGCGCTCAAACTCACGGCTCCGAATGGCATTGCCATGACAAACGTTATCGGCAGTGCTGTTGGATACACCGGGGGTGGCATCGCTGGCACTACGATTGAAAATCGCAAGCCGACGTTCACCGCCACGGTCATTCTCGACGAAGACAGTGCAGGGTATTACACGAAGTTCAAGAACGATACGGCAATCGCCTTCGAGATTGTCAATGTTGACCCTGCTGGCAACGAAATCGACATCGGCTGGCCCAACGCCAAACTTACTGGAGCGCCCACTACCGGCGACACCATCCGCACGATGGAACTTGCTGGAAATCTGAACTACTCTGCGACGCTAGGCTCTGAGTACTACATTGACTTCACGCCTGCGGTATAATTTTCACACAATAGGAGGAACTATGGGAAAACTGAGTATTAACGACTTCGAGACGAAGTCCAAGGAAAACGACGGACTGAAGTTCTTTGTTACGATGCCCGATGGCACGCCGACGGAGACCTACCTTGTCCTGTATGGACTCATGAGCGACATCATGACTGCCGCACATGCCAAATACGAAAAGTCCAAGGGGACGGACGCCGAGAAGGATGCCGCCATTGACTTCATCGCAACTGCAATCAAGGACTGGAACCTTGAAGAGCCATGCACGATGGAGAACAAGCGCAAACTTGTGGGCGGCTCGACAACCATTCGCTCATTCATCAACCGGAAGTTGACCAACGAGCGCGATTTTTTCGGAACAGGACTGAACCCCTACTCGAAAAAGACGGATACGCCGAACGCCTCTTCCGGCTCTGGCAGCGAGACAAGCGAGGCGTAACATATTGGGACTCCCACGAGAATGCGGAAGAGCAAATCCGCACCCGCAGGAGCAACCCACGTCCAGATTACCAAGACCCCGAACTTCGCTACATCCGCGAGAACAAACCAGAAGGCAGTATATATCTGCTGAACTGGTATTGCGAAATGCGGAGTGGCGAGGTTCTGACGTACCAAGAAATCAAGGCATGGTCTGAACTAAACAACGTTAAGTTGACACCGGAGGAGGTCGGTGTTCTAAGGAGATTAGACATAATATATCAGCGGATTTCCTATGAGCACTATCGCGCAACTACTGGTTCAGATAAAGGTTGATGGGGCCAAGGAAGCCGAATCTTCGATACGCCGAATAACTGGCGCATCGAAAGAGGAATCGCAGGCCGCCATTAACTCCCTCCGCGTACAAAAGGAGGAGCAGAATGTCCGCAAGGCGACGGCGCAGGCTGTAACCGCCGAATCGCGCACCGTAAAGGCCCATGCAGACGCCCTAGCGGCAGAGTCTAGGCTGCGGCAGGCGGCGATACGCGAAGAGCGTTTAATGCAGTCTGGAGCGTCGAAAAGCGGTGGCCTAGTTTCAGCCCTTACGACGCGCGTCATGGCCCTTGCTGCGGCCTATGTAAGCCTTCAGGGGGCCATGCGAGGCTTCAACGCAACGATTGAGGCTGCTGCGCAATACCAGACGCTCGAACGCCAGTTGGAATTTCTTACCGGGGGAAGCGTTCGTGAGGCATCCGACGAGCTGCAATACTTGACGGATGTTTCGCAGCGATACGGAACGGTTCTGTTGCAGTCTACTGAACAGTATTCTGCCCTTGCGTCTGCAATGAAACTGTCCGGCGTGTCAATGAGCGGCGTTCATAAGACGTATGAAGCCCTCAGCGCGGTATCGGCAACTTACGCCCTGTCTCAGGACAAAGTCAACGCCATCATGCTGGCCTTTACGCAGATTGCTGGCAAAGGCCGCGTGCAGTCGGAAGAACTAGTTCGCCAGTTGGGCCAGTACATCCCTGCCTTGCAGCTCGGTGCGCAGGCTATGGGGATGTCGATTCAGGAGTTCAACAAGGCATTGAAGGCAGGAACCGTGGCATCGTCTGAGTTCTTGGCGAAGTTCTCCGCTGTGATAAACGAAATGTATGGCAAGGACTTGGAGCGCAAAACCGATACGATTACTGCGGCGCAGAACAGGTTCTCAACGGCGTTGTCAAAGACGCTCAAGGAAATAGCAGAAAACACCGGAGTCGCGTCGGCATACAAGGACGTGCTCGAAGTCCTTGCCGACCAAATGCAGAGAGCCATTGGAGAACCAGAAGCATTCAAGACGTGGCAGCAAGCGGCCACCAGCGCAATGGATATAGTGCAGTCAATGGCACTCGATACCGGAGCGGTTTTGAATAAAATGACGTTGTTTGGCGGTGGCAATGCTGCGCTTAACGCTGGAATGGTGAGTGCTTCTGTTTCTGAGCAAAACAGCTCCATCGAAATGACGAAGCAGCAGCTTGATTCGCTCAGGGCGTCGCTTGAGGCTATGCCAATCGACGACCTGAAGGCGTTTCAGGCCCAAGTCGTAACGTCGTTTGCAAACATAGGAAACCCGACCGAATCAGCCATCAAAAAGTGGTCTCAACTGAGAGAAATCCTGCACGATGCACTAGGCAAGAAAACCGTTGCGCAAGCGAAGGAGTTTGGAGATTCGATAAGGGCCGCAACGGCCAAGAGCATTTCCCTGTACGACGAAATGTATTCGTCATACAAGCAGGAACATCTATCTGACAGGGAGAAGGCGATTCCGGCTTGGGTTACTGAAGGTTTGGCGTCGGCAAAAACCGCGCTTCAGTCGGCATCAGATATGCTAGAGCTTCGCCCAACGCAGGCGGCGCAGGAGTCATATGACGAAGCCAAGAAGACGTATGACATGGCCCTGCTGCTCCAGCGTGCGTATTACGACAAGTATGACACAGCGCAGCTAAAGTCTGCCGAGTCCTACCTACGTAATCTTCAGGCGCAGACCGGTACCGAGCTTGAGCAGATGGAGCATAAATACTCCATGATGCGTGAGGCCGCACATGAGCAGGCGAATGGCAACGTAGAAATCGAGGCTAAGATGAACGCCGCGATAGACGCGCTTCGCCAGCAGGACATAGACAAGGCCGAAGCTGCTGCCGCCGAGAAACTGAACAGGCTCCTGCGTAAGTATAAGGGCGTTGACATTGAGGCCACGAAGGCGGCATACGACGCAGAGCGTGCAACGATACGGAACGCCTACGCCGCAACTGGCAAATCCGTTCCATCTGGCATTTCGACGGCTATCGACATCAACGAGAACAAGGACATACAGGACGCAATCTCGCAGCAATACGCGAACCACATTGACCAGCTGAAATACCAATACGACGCAGGGCTCATTAACGAGCAGACATATCAGCAGGCGAGCCTTGCGTCGTGGAATGCCTACGTCGAGAACATGAAGAGCACCGTGGGCGGAGCTTCGATTATGTTCCAGCAGCAGATGGGGAACTGGTCGAGTATTCTCGGTCAGGTTGGTGCGATAGGCGAGCAAATGCAGGGCCTCGCCGAGCAGAACACTGGATTCTACAAGTCCATGTTTATTGTCAACAAGGCCATTGCGATTGCTCAGGCCATCGTCAACACCGAGCTTGCTGCCACCAAGGCACTTGCCGAGGGCGGCTACATAATGGGTATGCCAATGTATACGGCCATTAGGGGGCTGGGTTACACATCCGCAGCAATGATAGCCGCGCAGACCGTTGCGCAGGCATCCAGCGGCTCGTATGCCACCGGCGGCTACACCGGCTCTGGCGGCAAGTATGAACCCGCTGGCGTCGTTCACCGTGGCGAGGTCGTATTCTCGCAGGAAGACGTTCGACGAAACGGAGGTGTAGCTGCTGTCGAGTCATACAGAATGGGATACGCAGACGGAGGCTATGTTGCCCCGTATCCAGCCCCAACTCCGAGGATTGCCAACACCTACAACAACGGCGGAAGCACCAACATCAATGTCATCAACAATACCGACTCACAGATTTCCACCAGCACAAAAACGGTTGACGGAAAGTCATACGTTCAGATAGAAGTCAACCGGATGAAGCAGGAACTCCTCGCCGACGTATTGAGCTGGAACGGGCCATTGTCGCAGTCGCTAGAGGCTCAGGGCATCAGGAGGGGGCAATAATGAGCCTGCCCGACTTTCCATCATCCACGCTCGGACCTCCGCTTGCCGCAAGCTACAGCCTGTCGTTGAATGACAGGCGAGTTCGCTCCGAAACGCACTCCGGACTGCCCACGTCCTATAATGCCAGCAACGCAAGCTCGGCGCAGATCGCCCTAAGCTGGCAGTGGAGTTCGGAGCAATATGCCGCATTCAATGCATGGTACAGTTCGGACTGCAAGAGCGGAGGCAGTTACTTCACGATAGGCAGCATTTACCTGTTCAACACACTAGGCCCGATTACTGCAAGATTTGTCGAACCACCCAAGGCGTCAGTTTCCGGGTGGGACACATATACCGTCAAGGCAACGCTTGAAACGACCAACTCGGGATATATTTCAGAGGCTACGCTCAACGCGGCACTTCCGCCAGAACCTCACGCCGACAAATACACGTTTCCGATTTCCCTGTTCGGCAACCCAAGCATATCCGGAGACGAGCAGGAGTCATTGCCATATTCCAGGGGTTCAATCACAGGATATGCCCTTCCGAGCCTCAAGAGAAGGTCTCAGCAGTCGGTAACGCGGCGTTCCATAACGTGGGAAATGCCGCAGGACGATAAAATCCTGTTCGACGCATGGTTTCACTACAAGCTGAAGGATGGTGCGGACTGGTTCTGGCTGTACTACAAGATTCGCGGGGTGTGGACCTACAGCAAGGTCCGCTTCGTTGACTCAGTTGACGTATTCTACCTGCATGTAGACTGGTGGAGAATATCCGGCACGCTGGAGAGCGTCGATAGCAATTACGCACCACTTGCAGACTGTGATGTTATTTATCCATCGAGCGACGTTGAGGCCCCGCTTGCCATTGGCGAACAAAGCCAATCTGGCGATTACAACGAAGGTGATTCCGTAACGCTAACGGTTTCACCTATCGGCGGAGGAGGAAGCGGCGGAGGAAGCTCAACCGTGACATACACGTACCAGTGGTACAAGGACGGCGAGCCCATCTCAGGGGCAAACGAAAGCAGTTATACCATTCCATCCGTAGACAGTTCTTCGTCTGGAACGTATACGGCAGTTATTGTTGCCACAGACGCCGTTACTGGAGAGACAACCACTGTAGTATCCGAGCCAATCGTTATCAGCGTTTCTGGCGCGATACCACCTACGATTACGCAAGACCCAATCGGGGGACTGTACGACGAAGGAAACGATGTCGAGCTGTATGTTCTCGCATCTGGCAGCCCCACCCTTGAGTATCAGTGGTATTTCGACGGAGAATTGATTTCGGGAGCAAACGCATCATCATATACGGTTACGATTGGAGATGAAACGCTTGGAGGCTATCACTGCATAGTCTCGAATCCATACGGGCAGGCCAATAGCACTACGGCCAATCTATGGTATGCATCGCAGAAGATAGCCATCACTAGGCAACCAACGGGCGGACTCGTTCAGACCGGAGAGACTGTTGTTCTTACGGTCGCAGCAGTCGGAACCGGAACGCTGCGCTATCAGTGGTACAAGGGCGAAGTCTTGATCAACGGAGCCACGATGACGCGCTACACGTTTATTGCCTCGTCGGCAACGGCTGGAGATTACTCCTGCACCGTAACCGACGACAACGAATCGGTTACCAGCAATACGGTTGCGATAGCCATCGCCGTGAAGCCAACAATAACAACGAACCCCGTTAACGTAACAGCATCAATTGGCATCATTGCATCAATTGGCGTGATTGCTGAAGGAACGGGTCCGCTTTCATACCAGTGGTACAAGGACGGAGAAGTCATTGTTGGTGCAACCTCTGCAACATATTCGTTCCTCGTAGCCGAAGACTCTGATGGAGATTATTACTGCATCGTCAGCAATTCAATCGGTTACTCCAAGTCTACGAGTTCTACCGTGACAAGCATCGACGGGCTTGTCGGTATTCCAATCGTCTCGAGCGGCTCTTATTCCGCAATGTTTATCGACGCAAGCGGAGTTCTGTATGCAACTGGAGACAATGACCATTATCAGCTAGGCCTTGGCGACATCACAAACAGGGCATTGTTCACGCAAAGCGCAACGGGCGTAGCATCATCAATGCCAGCCACAGAAAACAGTTTCTACATTGATGCCGGAGGAGTTCTTTACGGTGTAGGCTACAACCAGTACGGCGAGCTAGGCATCGGAAGCGCGACGCAAAAGACCGCGTGGACACAGTCGGCAACAAATGCAAAGGCTGCGTCCATTGGTAATATGCATAGCCTTTATTTGAATACATCTGGAGTTTTGTATGCAACTGGATATGCAGCACATGGACAACTTGGTCTAGGTAATCAAACACAAATACAGCGATTTTCATGGACGCGAACCGCCACCGGAGTTTCATCAATCGCATCCGGACGACACCACTCAATTTACATGGATTTGTCTGGTAACGTATACACGACTGGTCTAAACAATCGCGGCCAACTCGGCAGGGGAAATACAACAAACAGCCTGTCATGGGTTCATACGGCGTCCGGCGCAGTTGCCATATCCGCCGCCGACCACAGCTTTTATCTTACCGCGTCTGGAAATCTATATGGATGCGGCAACAACGAAAACGGACAACTTGGGCTCGGAGATACGACAAATAGAACATCGTGGACCTTGTGCGCTACAAACGTCGCATATGTTTCTGCTGGTTATCAGCACTCCATGTATCTGTCTATGGACGGTCATATTTACGCCACTGGTCTGAACGCCTACGGACAGCTCGGACTAGGGGATACAACACAGCGTAACACTTGGACCCAATTGACATGAGCGGAACGAATATAACATATGCCCAGGCTGCCGAAGAGGCCATTTCGATGGGCCTAACGACGATGCAGGTCGTAGAATGTATGCAGCTATCAAACGCATACGCAGGGACGAAGAGTTACGTCAATGCTCCCAATTCTCTTACGGCAACGCTTGAGGACGGAGTGACGGTTGTTACCTTTACTCCAATCAACTATCAGGCGACGTATCCGAAGCTGTCAACGACTGGCGTTCCGGAGTTCACAATATCCATAGACGGAGCCGATGCAGACCTGATAAACTTCATCAACTCCTCTTATGCATCGAGGACCAAGACGGAGATAAGCCTGCGGACGTATGATGCAAGCAACACATCCGCTCCGATGGAACGTGGAGCATTGACGTTTGTCGCTGACACAATCTCGCTGAAGCAAATGCAGGTTCAGATAAAAGGCTCATTCGCCAACATCAAGAACAAGCAAGCACCATCTGAGTTGTATACCAGTGAAAGATTTCCGTCACTTGGAAGCTGATATTGCTGCCCGATACATCGGGCGTCCATACGTTCCCGGAGGGCGCGGCCCGAACGGGTTTGACTGCGTCGGATTATGTCTATACGTTTACGGGCATGAGCTTGGCCTTGAAATCGACGAACTGTATTCCTCAGGGAACAAAATGCGACGCATGGAAAGGCCAGCCTCAATGTGCATTGTAGACATGAGGACGCCTACTGGTAACAGCCATGCAGGACTGTGGCTGAGTTCCGACGGCGGAGGAATCCTACATTGCATAATGCCGTTTGGAGTGATTTTCAGCAGGCTTAACGGGCTCGAAGCAATAGGCACAACAATTCGCGGATACTACGGAGTCGCATGATAACGTTCACCGAAACAACCAAGTTCTTGGACGAGGAAGAGATTCGCAAGAATACTCGCATGTGGCAGTGTGATGTGGCGAACAACAGGATTACGATTGTTTCGCACAAGCCGGAAGGCGGATACGACCGAATAGAGCAACCGCTGAACCACGATGGACCGATTACCATCAACTGGTTCGTCAATACACACCTTGACCCGAAAATCGGACGATGCGCAGCCTTGAACGGTCCAGAAAACTGGAAGTCCCGCGTGAACGGAGACTGGGACAGACCGCTACATGACGATGATGTTGTCAATCTCGTTCCCGCCGTAGGGGCGTTCTGGATGGTGGCATACTATGTCGTGATGGCAGTGATGATGCTCTACTCCATCTACCTGCTCGCGACAATGAAGACGGGCGGGAATACCGGAGCATCGTCAGCCTATTCTCTGTCATCCATGCAGAACGAGAATCGCTCCGGTAAACCAATCGAGCGACAGTATGGACGGCTGAAGAGGTTCCCGGCATATGCAGCCAAGCCGTATACGGTATACGAGAACAACAAACAGTGGTTGTATGCGGTGTTTTGCTTAGGGCACGGCAAGTTTGACATCGAAAAATACGGGTTCGAGGACACCAATGCCGCCGACTTCCACGATGTAACATTCAGCGTCATTCAACCAAACGAAAGCCCGTCACTGTTCGACAACAACATTCTCACGTCATCGGAAGTTGCGGGAGGGCTCGAACTCATACCATACAACGAGGGCGACAGGTGCGGCGAGGACGGCGCATGGGAGGACGCTGGATATACCGGGCCCAACGGGTGGACCAGCTGGTATACGCCGTACGGTCCCGAAGACGGATGGACAAACTGGTATAATGCCAATCCCGATGGCACTACTGCTACGCGGCTGTTCTTCGACTTCGAGTTCCCGAACGGCTTGGGGCACACGCAGAAAGACGGCGATGCGCAGAGCTATCGAGTGCAATGGGAAGTCCAGTATCGCAGCGTGACAACAAACGCCGATGGAAGCGTTACCTACGGAACTCCTGTTACGTTGAGCTATTCCAAGCGCAAGGCCACCAATACGGCTCTGCGGTACACTGAGATTGTTGATGTGGCTTCGGGGGTATATCAGGCGAGGGCACGCAGAACCTCGATGCGCAACGAGCTGCACTCGGCTGCTGGCCAGCGGACGCGCGAGACCATCATGTGGACCGCACTTCGTGCGAAGCTACCCAATGTGTCATCGTTTGGAAATGTCACCTGTATCATGATGAAGGCCGTTGCGCAGAACGGATTGACCGATTCCGCGGCAAAGCGATTCTTTGTAAAGGGCACGGCATACACCGACGTTTACAATCCCACCACGCATACATGGAGTCAGCAGGCGAACCGTAATCCAGTGTGGGCGGCCTGCGACCTGATGCGGGCTAGCTACGGCGGAGGATATTCCGATGCGTATCTTGACCTAGACAATCTTGCCGCTTGGGCACAGTGGTGCGACGACAACGAAGTGTATTTCGACTACTGCTTCGATTCCAAATCAGACATCTATTCGCAGATAGCCGTGTGCCTCCGTGTGATGAGAGCTGTTCCTGTGTTCCCACTGAACAAGCTGCGATTGATACGTGATGAGCCAGTTGAAATACCGACACTGGTATTCACCAAGGAGAACATACTCAACGACAGCTTCCAGTTGCAGTACAAAGGCGTCACAGACGACGACTACGACGGATACAAGCTGTCCTACACCGACGAAACGACCGACGACACGGAAACCGTCACATGCGTGCTGAATGGATATGCCGGGGTGAAACTCAAGAGCATGACCATACCAGGTATCACAAACCGTGAGCGTGCGTATCGACAGGGGATGTATGAGCTATCGGTTGAGCTCGAAAACAGGGCGTCCATTTCGTTCGACACCAACCTTACCGGGTGGACTGGCCTGCCGGGAGACGTGGCCTATGTCAATTACCCGATTTTCGGCGGCAACACATCGGGATGCATCAAGGCCATTTCAGGGACAACCATACAGCTCGACTGCAATGTCAACCTGAACAGCACCTACCCGAACATCCTGAAGATACGAAGCCAGCTTGACGGGTCGATTCTTGGCACATACACGGTGCACTACGCAGAAGCTGGGAACTACAACATGCTTGAGCTGGACTCCGCGCCCGATACGACAGGCATGGTGTTTTCAGACCCGCAAGCGTTGCCGATTTTCATCCTCGGTGTAGAAAACAGCCTAGCGAAGAAGGTTCGCATATCGTCTGCCCAGAAGAAGGCGTCGGGGATGTCGTTTGAGGTGTACATCGACACCGACGCGCGATTCTCCTACGAGGCATCGACACCAAGCACACCACTGCCGAACACGGCAGACCCGACCACGCCAGTTAATGGAGACACCATCCTCGACTTCGATGCGTCCTACGGCATCGACGGCCCGATGCTGTTCGCGTGGGATTCTTCAGAGAACCAGTATGTCTCTGCGCACGACGGCAACAAAGTGTTCAAGATAGATTCGACCGGAGTTCCGAGCGTGTTCGCCAGTGACATATCAGGGGCCAGAAATATGGCCATAGACGCCAGCGACAACGTTTATGTTGCGGCCAACGGAGTGTTCAAGATTTACAAGATAACGCCATCTGGAACAAAGTCAGTCTTTGCCAGCGACGTGGGCTCTGTATATGACATGAAGTTTGACGACTCATGGAACCTGATTGTATCATCTAACACCAACAATTGCGTTTACAAGATTGCGCCAGACGGAACGAAGACCACGATTGCGAGCGGAATAACCGGAGCGTCAGGGCTGCTGTGGAGCAGTGACAAGACCTACATCTACTGCGGCGGCATGTATGACGGGTGCGTACACAAGATAAACGCATCAACGGGAGCCATGACGACCTTCGCCAGCGGTCTAGGCGAAGTCTGCAACATCGTGTTCGATTCCGACGGAAACATGCTCGTGAGCCGCTATTATACGAGCGGCACTGACCTGACTGGCATCTGGAAGATAACGCCCGCAGGAGTCGTATCAATATATGCGAATATCAAGAGTGCGCACGAGATGACGATTGACGCCGACAACATCCTGTATGTCAGCTCATATCTCGACGGGAAGGTTTACACGGTAAACCCGGCTGGAACAATTGGAACGCTGGCCACTGCGATTGGCGGACCTTACGGCATAGCCTTCAATCCCGACGGCGTGCTATGGATTGCTGGATACACTGCCGACGCCATGTATTCGATTGTCCCGAACTACGTCCCGGTTGCACCTACCGACGTTACAATCGAGCCATACGACGCAGCCGCAGACGGAACACCGGAAGGCATGACCATAAGCTGGACGTCGGACGGAGTGGCGCGGAGGTTCATGGTGCAGTATTCGCTGGACTACGGGGCGACATGGATAACCGCCGCATCATCGGCAACCGGAACCTCATTCGTCGTTGACTCATACGAAGTCGGCACGGTTTACGCTAGGGTAGCCGCCGTCTACAACGGAACCATATGGGACTACGGATACAGCGGGCCTACGTATATGCCAGCATCGACCAACGGCTTCATCTATGTTACGTCGGACAATTACATTGACGTTACCACCGACAATTACAAATATGTCTCACAGGGGGAAGGCTAATCTATGAGCGCGACGGAAAAAGCAGGCACGCACACTTGGGCGGAGCAAGAAGCGGCAATTGGCAATGCGAAGAGCAAGGCGGCAATGCTGTCTGCTCTCACGCTGGCGCAGAATCAGATTGATGCGCTGAACGTAGCCAACGCCCCCGACGACGAAAACCCATTTGCGACCATGTACGACGTTCCCACCGTCGGAACGTCTGCTGCATTGGACGTCGGAACCACCGCCGGAACCGTTGCTGCTGGCAATGACGCACGCTTCCCTAGTGCGGACCAAAAGGCGGCACTAGGAGGAACTAGCGGCTCTCCATCGGTGACCAATGCATACGTTACCGATGCAGACCAGCGCATTGTTAGCGGAGCCACAACGGCAATCTATCTGGACTGCAACCGGACTGATACATACACGGCCAACGGAAGCCCTGACAGGCCGTTTAAGACGCTTGCTGAGTCAATTGCGTATGTTACGACGCAGAACATGGCTGGTGTGGCCTACTATGCCACTGGTGAATATCCGACCGCTGGCGGAACAGCCACGCTGCCCGATGTGCCCATTGTGATTCACGGCAATCGGTCAAGCATCACGGGTTCGAGCACGTTCAACATTCCGGGGACCTACACGGCGAAGAACCTCGACCTTGTGGGCAATGTCAACTTCACGTCTGGCTCAGGGGCGCATTTCGTGACGCTGGAAGGTCAGACGATTGACGGAAGTGTATCCGTTGACAGTGGCGTTACGATTTACCTCAACAACGTCCACATTACCGGGAATTACACGAAGGCCGCTGGGAGTGTCACCTACAAGGGCTTCGGCACTACGATTGACGGAAACATCACAGGAACGGGAACCGTTATCGAGGCGACGCAGGTAAACACGGACGCACTGACAACGTCAACCGTTGTGATTGTTGACAGTTTGGGATCACTGGCATCCTCGATTACCACATCAACCGAGCTGACCTACATCCACGGCGTAACCTCCGCAATCCAGACGCAGTTGGACGGCAAGCAGCCGCTCGACGCTGACCTGACGGCACTCGCGGCACTGACCGGGGAAGGATACTCCTTCAGATACACTGACGGAACGTGGGCACTCCTCACGGGCTCTTCAAGCGTGTCATGGGGAGCGATTACTGGCACGCTCGCTGACCAAACAGACCTTCAGAACGCGCTGAATGCGAAGCAGCCCCTGGACGCCGATTTGACGGCCATTGCTGCGTTGACTGGCGAAGGGTACGCGCATCGTGCCACTGACGGCAGTTGGACGCTTGCTGCGGGCTCAAGCGAAATCTCTTGGGGCTCCATCACCGGGACGCTCTCCAGCCAGACGGACTTACAGACGGCACTGAACGCAAAGGCGAACACTGCCGACCTCGGAGATTCGGCCCTACTTGACATTGGGACAACCACGGGAACGGTATGCGCTGGCGACGACAGCAGGCTATCGGATGCACGGACGCCCACGGCACACGCCTCGACGCATGGCAGTGCTGGGAGCGACCCCATCACCATCACGATTTCTCAGGTAACGAACCTGTCCAGTGAACTTTCCGCGAAGCTGGACAGCAGCACGGCGGCGAGCACGTATCTCACGATTGCTACGGCCTCGACCACATACCAACCGTTGGATGGCGACTTGACGGAGATTGCCGGACTCGCAGGAACCACTGGTATTCTAACCAAGACGGCGGCGAATACGTGGACATTGGACACGAGTACGTACCTGACCACGTCGGCTGCCGCTTCGACGTATCAACCCCTTGATGCGGATCTGACTGCCATTGCTGGACTGGCTGGAACTGCTGGCCTGCTCCGCAAGACTGCTGCCGATACGTGGAGCCTCGATACGAACGTCTACCTGACGGGCAAGGAGACCATCACGCTGTCAGGCGATGCCACCGGGAGCGGCACAACGGCCATTACGGTCACGCTGGCCAATAGCGGGGTCAGTGCTGGCAGCTACGGCTCCGCCACTGCGGTTCCTGCCATCATCGTTGACGCCAAGGGCCGCGTTACGGCGGTCACGGCAACGAGCATTCAGATTGCCGAGTCGCAGGTTACGAACCTAACGACGGACTTGGCG